TTACAAAAGATACTTTATATTCATATAATCAAACAGCAACAAGATTAGACGCAAATGGAAACTACACAAGTGCTTCTGTAAAAAGTTATTGGCAAGCAAGAGTTACTGGAACTAAAACTTCAAAAGGAACACCTGCTGAAAGCAATGCTAACTTTGTTAGAGCTTGTGTATATGATGATTATAGTTCAAGTACTACTTACTATGCCTATACTGATGAAAAATTTAATAATTATGTTAGAAAAACTCAAACAATTACAGCACCAACTACAGTAGGGTTACCTAGTAATCCTAGTAATGGGGCTACTACTCATAACTATGGAATGACTTGGACTTATGTAAGTGCAAATACAGCATGGGAAGCTACAGGATATAGCATTTGGCAAACAAAAGTTACTAATACAGGAAACACTCCTAACTTTGGAGACTTCTGGAAAAGAGGAGATATTTGTGGAAAGAGATTATCTTCTTGTAATCGTAGATTCAATGCAACTCCAATTAGTACCTCAAGTGCTGCTTCAAATCCAAAAGCAGATAATGATAATACTAGCGTACTACCATTTGGAGCTTTCCCGGGAAGTTCAAGGTTTGACTAATGTTAGATATTATATATAAAGCAGCAGAACAAGCCGCCCCTGAAGAAATGTGTGGTTTAATCATAGAAAAAGATGGAAATGAAGAATTTATAAATTGTGAAAATTTTGCCGAGAATAAATTAAATGAGTTTAAAATTGACCCAAAAACTTTTGTGAAGTATCAACTCATTTCGAATATAAAATATGTAGTCCATAGTCACTATGACTCAAAATGTGAACCGAGTGAGCATGACAAAAAGTGTTGCAAAAGAATGGGCGTACCTTACATGATAGTATCGTACCCAAAAAAGGAGATGTGTATATATGACCCACGTTAAGTTAATGGGAGAATTAGGAGAAAAGTTTGGAACAGATTGGGTATCTGCGGATAACAACATGCGTGATATTTTTAAACTCATAGAAGCACAATGTGAAGGTTTCGCAGAAGAAATGGCTAGAATGCTGCAAAAAGATAATGTAGGCTTAGAAATAATACATGGAAAAGACTTACTTATTGAAACAGAAGACGATATTGCAGATATGTTTTTACCTGTAATAAAAGATACAATATACATAACACCTATTCCAGCAGGTTCTGGCTTTGGAGATGTATTCAAGATAGTACTAGGAGTAGTGATTGCTATATTTGCACCTGCGCTCATAGCAACATTAGGTTCTTTTTTAGCCTGTAGTACTGCATTTGGTGGTTTAGGTTTATTTTTGACTGCAAATGCAGCCTTAATAGCAGGAGCAATAGGAGGGTTATTAGCACTAAAAGGACTAACTGATTATTTAACTCCTCAAACCCCTGGCTCATCTCCTGATAGTTATTTATTTGGTAATGCACAAGAAAATGTAAAGATGGGGAGTCCGGTTCCTTTGCTTTATGGAGAATTAATAGTTCCTGGAGTAACAATAAACTACTCTATGAGAGATCAAAAAACAACAGGTTATAATGCGTCATTTACTTACATAAATTCGACGTCAAATAGCCCAGCAAACAGTGGGGGAGATTCTACAAAATCATCTGCTGTTGTAATGCAGAAATAAGTATGATAAATATAAATAAAGGCCCTGGTAGCGGGGGCGGTGGCGGAGCAGCAAGTTCTGCAACTGGCGTAACACGAAATAGAAGAAGAAGTCCTAATCAGGAACAATCTGTTATTGTCTATGATTTAATATCAGAAGGACCTATTCAAGGACTTATAGATGGAGCTTCTTCTATATATTTAGATACTACTCAAGTTTTAAATAATTCATATAAAAATTCTCATAATCCAAAACAAAGTTTTGATGTATCTTATAATGCTAGTACTAATACTATTACTGATAATACAGGTTCTTCTATGTTCTCAGGATACAGCTCTAGTAATGGAAGTTATAAAATTAGAATAGAAGAAGCAAAAAAGACTATTTCAGGAATATCTATAACAGCAGGTAGTAAGACTGTTACTTCTTCAGGAGGTTTTGCTACTAATGACGTTTCAAAAACATATGTAAGTGGACAATATTTAAGAATAAAAGAGGGCGGTCCAAATAAAACAACTTTAGTATGTAAAATTACAAAATATACAAGTGCAACTTCTGTAGAAATAGATAGAATGGCAGAAGTAACTGCTTCATCTTTAGCAGGTACTATTGATTTATGTGGAACAGTTAGTTCTACAAGTAACTCAAATACAGCTGTAATTACACCCGATACTGGCGGAGATAGAACAGTTGCAAACACAGCTGTCTATATGGATAGCCCCACAAGTGTAGCAGAGTGGGAATCAGCGAGTCTTAATTATAATTATGACAATGTGACTTATGGGTTCAAAACAGGAGAAAGAAGTCAATCTTATGTAGGTACTGCGGCAGATACTGGAAATGCTTCAGTGATTGCAAATGTTAGTAAAACACTTACAACTACTGATTTAAGTGGAATAGGCGTAAGTAATAACTATAGTACTTATGGGTATAGTACTTCAGGAGATGAAACAAGTACGTGGACAGCTAATCCAATTATTATTACTTCTACTCAGATGAATGTAAGCACTCAAAAATCTGCAGTAGATAGATTAAAACTTACTTTCCAATATGATAATATGCATGCTTTAAAAGCAAGTAATGGTAAAGAGTGGCCTTCTATGATAGAACATAGAATTTATCTTAGATATAAAAATCCAGGAGATTCTTCATTTACAGAAGACCTGATATATGGACCAACTGACTCAACATTATTAGCCAGACCATCAAATAAAAGAGTACATGGGTGGATTTACTCATCTTCAGGAACAGTAGAAGCTTATTGTAAGAATCCTTTTGTTGAAGTATTTGATATTAACTTAGAACCTTATCAACCTCTTGAAGATTATGAAATAAAGATTGAAACAATTACTCCAATTAATAGAGAGCATGGAGTTACTACACATTATAATTCAGGAAGACTACAATCTATAGAATCAGTTATTAATGACAAACTTTCCTATCCTTTAGCAGCCTATGGGCAGATGATGTTTAATGCTGCTGATTTTGGAAATGTTCCAGAAAGAGGATATCATGCAAGAGGTCTAAAAATAATGGTACCTACTAACTATTCTCCAGCACAAGAAAGTTATGAAGGAAGCCCAGCACAGTATACCAGAAATATTACTACAGGAGCACTTGGAAGTGATTATGTAGCTTGGGATGGAAATTTTAGAGGAGATACAGATGTATTTGATGCAACTTCTCCTAACTTTGAAAAAGTATACTCTAATAATCCTGCATGGGTTTTTTATGATATAATGACTAATAACCGATATGGATGCGGAGAGTATATAAATGCCAGTGATATAGATAAATATTCTTTATTCAAAATAGCAAGATATTGTGATGAATTAGTACCAAACGGCGAAGGAGGAACAGAACCTCGTTTTACAGCAAATGTGTGGTTTACTGAACAAGCAGAAGCTATGAAAGTTGCACAAGATATGTTATCTATTTTTAGAGGTATGATGACTTGGGTAAATGGTCAAATCGTAGTAGAGCAAAATAGAGAAAGATCTCCAATAGCAGCTTTTAATAAAGGTAATGTATTAGGAGGTTCATTCTCTTACCAGTCAACAAGAAATAGATTTAGATACAATCAAGTTAATGTAACATGGAATGACCCAAAAGCTTTTTATAAAAAAACAGTAGAAATAGTAGAAGATTACGACAACATAATAGAAACAAGACAAATAAAGAAAAAAGATGTAGTTGCATTCGGTTGCACTAGTAGAGCACAGGCAGTAAGATATGGTAAGTGGCATTTATTTACAGACCAAATGGAAACTGATGTAGTAACGTTCCAAGTAGGATTAGAAGGTGTAAATTTAAGTAGTGGAGATATAGTAACAGTTGCTGATGCGGATAGAAACAATTTAAGATTCGGAGGAAGAACTTTAGCTAATTCTACTACTACTAATATAAAAGTAGACTCTTCTTTAGATTTATCAAATACAGCAACTTTCTTTATGGAAGTAGTATTCCCAGAAGGTGGCGCATATTTACAGCAAGATACTGCAACAGTAAGAGGAGCTTCTAGAAAAAGAGGAGACTTTATACAGTATGCAAATAATGTTGCAGGATCAAATACAGCATTAACATCTGAAACTATAATGATTAATGCAGTAGACGATAGTGGTAATAAATTAGACTTAGTATGGTCTGGTGAAACAAGAGTTGAAAGACAAGAAGTATCAAGTTACAACTCTACAAGTGTTACTGTAGCTAGTGCTTTTACTAGTGCGCCTGCAACTCATAGTATTTGGGCAATTATAGAACTTGATGCAGATGGACAAATGGTTCATGGTTCTGCTAAAGAGTATATGATACAGAATATAAAAGAAGACGATCAAGACCCTATATTTGCAATTTCAGCAGTAGAATATAATAGGGAAAAATTCTCATTAGTAGATAGAGGCTATGTTATAGAGGATGTACCAGAAGCAACAAGAATGCCTAGGTATACAGAAAACGTACCATTTCCTACAGATGTAGTACTAAAAGCAGTTCCTCATCAACAAGAAAATATTGAAGGAACAGTAGAATCTGCTGAAAGTTCATCACTCGATTTAGCAGTAACTTGGGGGCATCCAAGTACAGATAGAACAGACACAGCCGGAAATGCAATTATAAACAAATACGAATTCATAGAATCCTATGAAGTAAAACACAACTTAGGATTTACAGGGAAATTTAAGACAGAGATAATTCCTTCTACGGAAACTTCCTTCTTAATAGAAAATCCTGCACAAAAAATAGGTACGGTACTGGTAAGGCTTACCAATACACAAGGTCATTTCTCAAAATGGATAAGGAGAGAAATTGATACTTCCCTAATGGTATTAAAAATACCAACGAGTACTACTTCTAAAATTGGTGCTATAGCAACAGGTGGCGGTTTATCCACTGGGCTAAGTATCAACTCATCAACGGGATTAGTAAGTCTTGGCAGTACAACCTATGATTTTACAAACACAGTAGGAGATCTAATAAGTGTTTCTTCAGGCAACGCAGCACAAACAAGTCAAGCATTTTCAGGAGTCAGTGATGGTGGAGCGGCTTTTGTAGTTCATGATTTTGATTCTACAGCAGACCCTATTAAAGCAATAGAAATAAAAACAGATACAACTGCAAGAAACCCAAATGTTGGAGACAATAATGAAATTCTATATTATAATTTTGAATATGTATCAGAGGTAGGTGCTGCTAATGCTGGGCTTACACAAAAAACAGGCACAGTTTCAATTCCACAATATAGTTCAGAAGTAACAGGCAGTGGAACAAGTTTTACTACAGAATATGAAGTTGGAGATAGAATTATAGTTGATACAAGCACTACACGTTATTTTGCTACGGTTACTTCAATACAAAATGATACAAAGTTATTTTTAGACCAGTCTGTACCAAGAAGTTATAGTAGTGTAAATATATTTAAAACAAGTTTTATTTCAACCAACCAAGACACAGTAATAGGAAAAGTAACTAGAAGTGGTAGCACATATACGTTAGTTTCTTTCTTATCAGGAGGTACAGGAGAAGACGGTCAAGATGGTCAAGATGGTCAAGACGGTCAAGATGGTCAAGATGGTCAAGATGGTCAAGACGGAACTGCAGGTGATAGAGGTAGAAAAATACAAGAGATTATTTTATACTACAAACAAACCTTTAATAATGCAAATATATCAGCTCCTTCCGCACCAAGTACAGGGACTTATAATTTTAGTACTGGCACCATAGCTAGTATACCTTCTGGGTGGTCAGCAGTACAACCTGTATTTGCAGTAGGAAGCATAATATTTAAATCAGAAGCTCTTGCACTCGAAACCACATCTTTGAATGATGTCTCAGGAAGTTTAACTTGGGGTACTCCAAGTAACGCTTTTAGTCCTCAAAACGATATTAACTTTATATTTATAAGAAGTGCTAATCAACCAACTACTCCAAGTATAACAAACTTTCCTATAATACCTACAGGCTGGAATGATGATGTAGCAGATGTACCTAGCGGATCAAATCCAATATGGGTAGTAAAAGGTGTTACAGCATTTGATACTAGTGGCGGAGCTTTTAGATTCAGAACTACTTGGCAGGCTGCTAATATAATTGAAGGTAGCAATGGAACAGATGGAACAGATGGAGACCCAGGAGCAGATGGAGATGATGGAGCATCAAACTTTACAGTCTTCCAAGAGTCCAGTAGTCAACCCGCTACTCCAAGTGCAGGAACCCCAAATCCGCCAACAAGCTCTTGGTACTCTACTCTTACTGCTGCAAGAAACGCAGTATCTGGAGATGGATTAGTATGGTTCTCTGTAGGAACAAAACCAGGAACAAGTAATACGATTACTTGGAGCGTACCTATAAGATATGTAGAAGATTATGCAAACTTAGGCGGGACAAAACCACCTGAAGATGCTAACAAGTTTATAACTATTGCAGATAGTACAGAAGGTCGTTGGAGATTCTCAATAAACGATGGTAGTACAACAGATGTAGATGTTTTCTCTAGTGGAGAAAGAACTAAACTAGATAGATTAAGATCTGGAAAAATACCAACAAGTGATTCAGTATTAATAGAAAATACAACTGATTCCCAAAGCAAAGCAGATTCAGCTGAATCTAATGCAAAAGGACAAGAAGAATCTAATAGATTTACTGTACCTACTAATAGTACAGATGGTCTATTTAGTTTTAAGATAGGCACGACAGGAAGCACTCAAACTTATGATGTACTATCTTCCGACTCAAGAACTAAATTTGATAGAGTAAGACAAGGCCAAGACCCGCTTGATGCTAGTAAGTCTATAAGAAATGCAGGAGTTACTATAGACTCAAGCGGTATACTACAAGGAATAGGTACTTCATCAGTAAAAGTCAATAATACTAAAATAACACTTGCAGCAAATGGAGCTTTATCTGGAGCAGGTGGAGGCACAGTAACTATAGGAGGTATAGGAGGAGAAACACCGGCAGGTGCACAAACCAAAGCAGATTCAGCAGAAAGTAACGCAAAAGGACAAGAAGAAGCTAATAGATTTACTGTACCTACTAATAGTACAGATGGTTTATTTAGTTTTAAAATAGGTACATCAGGAAGTACGCAGACATATGATGTATTGTCCTCAGATTCAAGAACTAAATTTGATAGAGTAAGACAAGGTCAAGACCCACTTGATGCTAGTAAGTCTATAAGAAATGCAGGAGTTACTATAGACTCGAGTGGTATACTACAAGGAATAGGTACTTCATCAGTAAAAGTCAATAATACTAAAATAACATTATCAGCTTCAGGTATACTATCGGGAGGAGGAAGTTCAACACAGATAAATGTAGGAAGCATAGCAAACTCACCATTTGATACATCAGGAAATGTAGACACAGGGGAAACAATAACAGTTGGTTCCAAATTCACAATAGATAGAGATAACGAAAGGATATTAATAGAAGACTAATGGGAAACAATACAATATTAGGTAAATTAAGAACTCAACATACTGTTACTGCAAAAGGAAATAGTAATGGCACTAGTGCATACTTAAATGTAACTAATCCAGAAAGTATACTTGTCGGTAGCAGTATGAGTATAGATGGAGTAAACCAAGTAAATCATACAGGCAACTATGGTGGTGGAGTTTATGGACTATACTATACAGTTAGAGGTAAAAATGACACAAGTTCAGGTACTAGTTATGATGTAAGATTAAATTACACAATTTCAAATAGTTTTTTAGCAGTAGGAGATACTGTATATTTTGATTACGATACTTATGGCTTAAAAATAGCAAAGAAAAATGCTGATGTTACAACTGCAGGGCCAAAAGATACTATATTTGATAGTAGAATAAGAAGAAGAGGTGTAGTATATGGAACAGGTTTTCAATCTTCTTTATCTTCAACAGGAGTTAATTTCAAAGGCAGCAAAGATACTTTAGGGTATATTCCTTTAGTTATTTCTTCAGAAGCAAACGAAGGTGACTTTGAATATGACGGAGGCAATGGTGGAGAGGAAGATGCTTTTTACACAAGTCTGAGAAATTCACTAGAATTTACTGAAACACATATTTATCCTGCAGAGGAAGGTGCCGAGGACTGGAATGGAGATATACATCCCACAGTCAGATCAAGAACAACAGGTAATGCTGTTACAGATTTAAGTTTTAAAGTATTAAGAATACCCTGTGCATATGGATATATGACAGATACTTATTTTGCAAATCCTCAAACTACAACAGATACAAGCAGAGGATTAGTTGGGGGCGGAAGAGAAATAAAAGACAAGAAAAGAGTACTACAAGGCAAACTAACAAATTCAACAGCAGGGTATAGTAGTAAAGGTGGATTATTTGTATCTAGAGCAGGTACAGATATTGATAGTTGTGGACTAGATGATATTCTGTTAACTGTAGATGATGGAAAAGGAGCTACAGGGTATAGAGGAGAGGAGCAAAAATTTGCACTCAACTATGATGCAGTTATAGCAGGTACAGCACTTCCTTCTACAAGTATAGCAACAAGTGTTAATACTTCTGCTACTCAAACTTTTACATTAAGTGTGTTTAATCCATATACATTCAGCCCTATTGCTTTTTCAGGAATAACAACAAGTGCAGCTTCTAGTTCAGAAGTAACAACTAGTGTAAGTAATCTAGCAGGACTTACTTCCAATATTACGTATACACTAAGTGCAAGTTCAGGAAGTTTTAATTTATTTGCTTCCGCAGAAAAACAGAACTTTACAACATTGAGTTTATTTTAAGATGGGAAGAGTAGTATTAGGAAAAAGGTCACAACCAACAACTGTTAGTGATGGAACAACAACTGTAAATGTCACACGAGTAGAGTATGATTACATAGATGCAGGTGGATTCTATATAGTAAAAGCTATATTAAGTTTACAATCAACAGCAAGTTTTAGTGGAAATGTAACTGTAACTATGCCAGATGGAACTACTTATGTAGAAGATGATTATACATATCAAGCAACTGGTAACTATCAACCTTACTACGGTAGTAGTGCTCAACCTCCGGGAGGAGTAAATGGGCCTATGATTAGGTTAAATGACTATGGACAAACGCAGTTTAATAGTACCCCTATAGTAATAGGAAGTCCTACTTTATCTCGGGGAACTTTTGTTTCAGGTATAAATACAGGAAGTGGTGCGGGAACTAATGCAAGTCCTTACGCTTCAGCAAATGTAGTAGCAACGAATGCTCAAGGTCAATTAGAAGCTACTTCTTTTGATGGAGGAGCACACATAGGGGGAGGTTTACAATCTTACTCTTGGCATCAAGGCACTTTAAGTATAACAGGAGGAAGTGCTACTACAGATGTAGCTACTACTATAAATCACGAATGGGGTACTAATTCTGGAGCAGCTACAGCAGCAAGACCTGCTTATGCATTACGTTGGTCCCATTCTACAGATATAACTAGCGGAGTCGCTACTAGATGTTTTCCACCTATGGAAGTTTATAGCGATGGAGAAATATATGAAAGCGAGGAAGAAGAGGAAGAGTTAGTAGCAGAATGGAATGATGGATTTCACATATATGGAGAGCATATAGACAAAGACAATATAAAAGTAGAACTTGAATCTTACGATATAGACGGAGGTAGAGCAACTACAATATATTGGGCATTAATAATATTTTTTGAAGAAGATTATACAGGAGGAAAAAGTATATGATATGGAACATATTTTATCAATCAGATAAACAAATAGCGTGGACTTCGACAGGAGGAGTAAACGAGGATATAATAGCGGGAGAACTTGAGAGAGGCTTTAGTCATATAGCTGTAGAACAAGACGACCATATAGACGCAGGTACTAATATGGTAAATTCTACAGAAGATGGTATAGTAGCAAAGAGTACATTTGACCCTACATTTAACACTACCACTCCTGCATTAGAAGGAACTGTAAGTATTACAGGATTAGTTGTAGGAACAAAAGTATACATAGATAATGTACTAAAAGCAACTATGACTGATACTACATTAAATTTAACTTTTAATGCTCCAGGCACTTTTATATTAAAATTACAAAAGTTTGATTATCTAGACTATACTAAAAAGATAACAACAGCGAGACAATCATGACAGATATAACAATTACAACAACAGAAAACTCTACTGATAAAAGAGCAAAGTATTATTCTATGCTTAGCGAACAACTAGATAAACTATACCACGATATTGATTCTGGAAAGTTTGGCGATACAGCAAAAACAGGACAATTTTATCTAGCTAGGAAAGCTGTTAAAGACAAATTCCCAAATTCGTAGGTTGAGCAAAGACCCCTCAAAAATAGTTCTTGACAGCACCTTTAATTTTTGATATAATTTAGCATATAGGAGTATAAATATGGCAGCAGGAAATTACGATATTGTTATAGACCAAGGCGCAGATTTCGCCCTAGCTCTCGAGTTAGCCCAAGATGGTACTGTAGTTAATTTAGCTAATCACACAGCTACGGCACAATTACGTCCGACCCCTACATCTAGTACTTTGTCTGGCACATTTACTTGTACGATAACAAATGCTGCTCAGGGTAAATTAAAAATGTCTATGGGATACGCAACTACAGCAAATATAGTAGCTGGCAAATATTATTACGATTTAGAATTATATAATAGTGGTGCAAATACTATGACTAGATTAATTCAAGGTGTAGCGAGAGTTACACAAAATGTTACAAGATAATGTCAATTACAGTAAAACTTACTCCTCAAGCTAGTACTGATATTACAGTAGAGCCTACTCAAACTAAGTTAAGCACTACAGTAAATAGTACTACTCTTACGCTTTCATCAGCATTAGCTACAGAAGCAACAGCTGCTGAATCAATAGCATTTACTGGCCCTGTTGGTACATTAACAGGTTTAACAAATGTACAAGACGCCCTAAACTTTTTAGCAAATCAGTTTTTCGTGTCAACTTCCGCCCCTAGTGCAAGTACAACTAATCTTGCAGAGGGCGATTTATTTTATGATACTGACGACAATCAGTTAAAGATCTACCGAGAAATAACAAGTGGAAACTTTGAATTTGTTCCTATAATGATAGGCAACAATTCAGCAGACTCAGACACGGTAGACGCAGGGAGCTTTTAGTAGCTCAATAGGAAACAATCATGGCACAAACCATTAAAATCAAAAGAAGTACGTCCACCGCCGCTCCTACCTCATTAAGTGCCGGTGAACTAGCCTATTCTTCAAATTCAAATAAACTTTTCGTTGGGCATCCCAGCAGTTCTGCTGTAACGGCTATCGGTGGTGC